CAAAGAACCTGATGCGCCTAGATGCGTTTGGTGTGGAACTTATGGATCACCTGCAAATTTTGTAATTGTGTTTGAAGCAGTAGAAGGCAAGGCACTGAGTGAGTGCGAGTGGTGCGGCACACAAGAATGGTTCAGAAAGAGGGCAAGCAATGGCAAAGAGTAGATTGACACGCAGAGGCAAGATTGTGGTTGCAATTTTGTTTATTACAGTTTGGGGTTTGCTTTTAAACGCAACAACACCTGATCAATGCAAAGTGCCTGTAGATCAAATGAGTGAATTTTGCATAGATTTGATTTACCCATGACACCTGAAGAAGTAATTAAAAACCATTTAGAACCATTACAAGATGTTTTAACAACATGGATTGAAGGCCCGTATGTAGCAAAAATGTTGGCTGAACCTGAAAGCCGTGAGCGGTACATGGGTTTTGTGGAAGGCATTAGATTGAGCAGGGCTAATGTAATTCAAGCAATAAATAATTTAACGCCACAGGAGGAAGAAGAATGATGTTAATTGCGGGCGTAATTATTGTGACGCTTTTAGGCGTTGTAATTGAACACATTTGCTATAAAATAGAACAGTCCTAAAAATAACCTGAAAGGGGTAAAGAAATGGATAGTTTAATTAATCGTTGTTTGTGCGGTAGTTGGGTTTACGGTAACGCCGCTTGTGAAGTGTGTAGAAAGTTGGCCAAAGGCTAAAGCCTGAAGCGTTTTACACAGATCCTTTTAAGCGCCGCATTAGCGGTAGGAATTGTGTTTGCTTCACCTGCGGCGGCTCAAGCACCAAAATTAGAGTTGCACCAAATGCCTCCTAAGTTGATGGCGTTGGAAATGGTGAAGAAAAATTACATTGATCATAAAAAACAGTATGCTTGCCTAGATCAATTGCTCACAAAAGAAAGCGGTTGGCGCGTTAATGCGCTTAATCGTTCTTCAGGCGCGTGGGGGTTATTTCAATTTTTGCCTAGTACATGGGCTAATTACAAATACCCTTACAAACCTAAAGATGCGTACACCCAAATAAAAGCGGGATTGCGCTATGTGTACAAAAGATACGGAACACCTTGCGGGGCGTGGGAATTTTGGAAAAAGCAGGCTGGCCCTGACTTACATGGAGGTTGGTATTGAGTACAGCATCACCGTTTGGCCTGCCATTGCGCGTTGATCTTCCTACGGTAGATCCTACTGAATGGGAAGATGAAGAAGAAGATGGCGATTGATAAGAAGGTTGTTGCTACCGTAATTAACAGAGCCAATGGCTATTGTGAAGTGTGCGGTGGCCCTGGCTTGCCTGAAAACATGGCCTTGCATCACCGCAAACTTAAATCCCGTGGGGGCAAAGATACTGTTTCAAATCTCATCTTGATCCATCACGGTTGCCATAATCTAAAAACCGATAGTATTCACCTCAAGCCTGCAAGCGCAGAACAAAAGGGTTGGATTGTGCCATCTTACAGAGAGCCACATGAATTTCCTTTTGTGAAGCCTAATGGTTCAATTGTATTACTACTAGATGACGGTACTGAAGCCGTAATGATGGAAGGTGACTAATGAACATAAGTGTAAAAGGTAATTTAGGCAGTGACCCTGACCTAAAGTTTTCAAAGAATAACACCGCATACTGTAATTTCTCATTGGCTTACACACCGCGCAAACAAGTTAATGGTGAGTGGCAAGATGGGGAAACAATGTGGTTTAAGGTTGTTGCATTTGGTACAAAGGCTGAAGCAATTGCAGACACTTTTAAAAAAGGTGACACAGTTTTAGTAACTGGTGAATTGGCACAAAGCACATACACAGACAAAGAAGGCAAAGAAAAAACATCTATGGAGATTACAGCCAAAGATGTAGGTTTAGTTCCTAGATCGGGAAAGCCAAAAGAACAAAAGCAATTTACATCTAAGGAGGCAACACCGTGGTAGATGATCTAATGAGCGCGGCAGAAGTATGCGAGCGCTTAAACATTACAATTAACAATTTACGGCAGATCCAACACCGTAAAACACTTACATGGGTACAGAAGTCAGGCCGTAATGTGTTCTACACAAAAGATGATGTTGAAAACTATTTTTTAAAGCGCCAGGAGCGTAATCAAGGCTAACATCTTCATGTGATAGTCATTGAGGAAGAAGTAACCCTGGATCAGATAGATGAATGTCTGAGTCATGTTTACACCATGCTTAAAACTGATGAAGTTGGCAACCGCATGGATTGGCGCAAAAAGGAAATGCTTACAGAACAATTAGATGATTTGCTTGATGCCAGGTTAAACCTTGTAAGGACTGGTAAACCATGAACAACACACCGTTTGATGGGGTAATGCTTTTTATTGTCCTAAGCCTATTTATTGCTGTAGTTGCAATGGCATTAGGAGTTAGATAAGTTACGCAGGTGAGAAGATCTCACAACTTCACGCTAGGGAAACATAAGTACCTAGTGCGAGTGCTGGACACAGCCCACATTCTTAACTGAGTGTGGGTTTTGTTCTTTCAATTTGCAGGAAACTTTTTAAAACATTAACATTTACACATTATGGTAGAAATCACGCAAGAGTTAGTAGAAAAAGAAACAACCATAATTGAGTTGCGCCATGAAGGTTATGTGTGGCGTGAGATAGCAGTTATGGTGGACATGAGCATTGCAGGCGTTGTGAAGGCTTACAAGCGCGCTCTTATGCGTCACCCTATTGCCACAATAGAGGAACACCGTGAACTGGAATTAGACCGCCTGGATAATCTTCAGCGTACTTACTGGCAACCTGCCGTAAACGGTAATCTCAGAGCGGCAGATTATGTTCTACGCGTAATTGATAAGCGCGCAAAGTTATTGGGATTAGATGCACCATTGAAGGTACAAGCAGAGGTGGTTACTTATGACGGATCAGACCTGGACAGAGAAGTTGAGCGTGTCGCAAGAATTATTGAAGCCTCAACAATTGGAAACATTGCAACCATCACAGAACTCACGGATCAAGGCGAGCCGTTGGGTATGGAAGAACAAACTGGCGCGGAAGGAACAACTACCCCCTGAAGGTGATTGGAACATTTGGCTTGCAATGGCAGGCCGTGGATTTGGCAAAACAAGATTAGGCGCTGAAGAAATTGCGTGGCAGGCAATTGTTCAACCCGCTACGCGTTGGGCTGTTGTTGCTCCTACTTTCTCAGATGTTAGAGATACATGCGCAGAGGGTGAGTCAGGCATTGTTGCGGTACTACAGCGGTATCAAATGCTTCAAAATTACAACCGTTCTATTGGTGAGATCCTGCTTAAAAACGGAAGCCGCATAAAGTTATTTAGCGCAGACAATCCTGAACGCTTTAGAGGCCCACAGCATCATGGCGCTTGGTGTGATGAATTAGGTGCATGGCGCTATCAAGATGCCTGGGATCAATTGCAGTTTGGCCTACGCCTGGGAAAGAAACCGCGGGTTATTGTTACCACTACGCCACGCTCTACGGCTCTTATACGCATGCTTGCAGGCCGTACAGATGGCTCAGTAGTTATTACCAGGGGAAGCACATTTGATAACGCGGCAAATCTAGCCCCTAGCGCATTGATGGAATTACAAGCCCGTTACAACGGCACAAGATTAGGAAGGCAAGAACTTTATGGAGAAATCCTTGATGATGTTGAAGGCGCGTTATGGACTAGAGGTTTAATTGACCGCACACGCATTGCAACAGCACCCACTATGGCCCGCATTGTTGTAAGCGTTGATCCTGCCGTAACTAACTCAGAGAAGTCAGATGAAACAGGCATTGTTGTTGTTGGATCTACCGCAGATGGGCAAGGTTATGTACTGGGAGATTACTCATTTAGAGGATCACCGTTGCAGTGGGCTACAAAGGCGGTAGAACTATTTGACGGGTACAAGGCTGATGCTGTTTTGGTTGAAGTAAACCAGGGTGGTGACATGGTGGGCGCAGTGTTGAAGCAGGTAAGGCCAACCTTGCCGATTAGAGAAGTGAGAGCGCATGTAGGTAAGAAATTACGCGCTGAACCTGTAGCGGCTATGTATGAGCAGGGCCGTATTCACCACATTGGAGAGTTTGCAGAGTTAGAAGATCAAATGTGTACCTGGACAATAGACGAACCAAACTCACCTGACCGCATTGATGCAATGGTGCAGGGCTTTAGTGATCTCTTAGGAAAAGTTACAGTTAGTAATTACTTTAATGCGATTGCTAACCATTGCCCTAAGTGCGGGTTGCCAATGCCTAAATCATTTACACATTGCTCAGCATGTAGAACCGCTATGATTAGCCCAAATTCTGAGGTGTCACAGGGAGCGTAATGGCTGACAATTACAACACAATAATTGATCAAGGCTCTGACTGGTTTCGCAATTTCTTGTACACACAGCCTGCAACGATTACAAACGCAGTAGGCAATGGCACAACTATTACATACACCGCAGAAAACGGCTTTAGTGCAGGGCAAACTGTTTTTATTCAAGGGATCATGCCTAGCCAATACAATTTAGGCAATGTAACAATTGCTTCACGCACATCAACGCAATTTACTGTTACTAATTCTGCAACTGGCTTGTACACACAGGGCGGTGACGCATTAAGCGCAGTGGACATTACGGGCTACACAGCATCAATGCAATTGCGCTCTTTACCTAATGACGCTATTGCAGTTTTAACGCTTACACAGGCAAGCGGTATTACAATTGATGGGCCAACTGGAACACTTGCAGTGCGAGCAACAGCGGTACAAACAGCGGCAATTAGTGCAGGCCCGTATTATTATGATTTAGAAATAACATCACCTGCGGGTGTGAAAACGCGTATTGTTCAGGGTGAATTAAATGTAAATGCAGAGGTGACAAGATGACATACAACCCAAATAACTTTCTAAACAATCCAAACCCTGTTGGAACTCCCAATGTCATTGTTGTTACACCTGGCCCTATGGGGCAACAAGGCGCTCAAGGTATTCAAGGCATTTCAGGTAACTTTTCTGCTCAAGGTGTGCAAGGTACACAAGGTTTACAAGGTGGCGGATTTAACCAGGCACAAGGCACACAGGGTTTAATTGGCGCACAAGGATTAACTGGTATTCAAGGTTCAGTTGGCTTGCAAGGCGTACAAGGTGCGCAAGGAACAACAGGTATTCAAGGCCAAACAGGTATTCAGGGATCATTTGGCTTACAAGGAATTAACGGAACGCAAGGTACATCAGGAGCGCAGGGAACAATTGGTGCGCAGGGTGCAACAGGAACACAAGGTTTAGTTGGCGTACAAGGAACTAACGGCGCGCAAGGTATTACAGGTACACAAGGAGCAACTGGTACACAAGGCTTACTTGGTATTCAGGGTTCTATTGGTGCGCAAGGCACAACTGGAACAAATGGAGTACAAGGCGCAACAGGAACACAGGGCGCAATAGGAATTCAAGGCACTACAGGAACTCAGGGTGTGCAGGGCTTACTAGGTAATGTTGGAACACCTGGAACACAGGGAACAACAGGATCTCAAGGTTTAACTGGCGTTCAGGGAATAACAGGTACAGGTTCTCAAGGTACAACAGGAACGCAAGGTGTTCAGGGTATTACTGGCGTACAAGGTTTAACAGGTGTGCAGGGTACACAAGGAATTCAGGGCAATGACGGAACACAAGGAACAACTGGCGCGCAAGGATCTACTGGCGCACAAGGTACACAGGGCGTACAAGGCACTATTGGATCTCAAGGTGTAACTGGAACTCAGGGCGCAACAGGTGCGCAAGGTTTAACGGGCTTACAAGGCGTTACAGGATCTCAAGGACTTGATGGAATTCAGGGAACTGTTGGAGCGCAGGGAACTCAAGGCGTACAGGGAACTATTGGTAGCCAGGGCGTTCAGGGCTTAAATGGTATTCAAGGTGTTCAGGGTAATACTGGTGCAAGCGGTACATCATCATCTATTTTTGAGTATCAATCAGACACTTCTTCACAAACACCTGTACCTGCCGCTGGCAGAATTATTTGGAATAACGCTACACAAATTTCTGCAACAAACATTTACATTTCTCATTTAACAGATTTAAATGTGGACATTGATTTTTTATTAGCAAACATTAAAGATAATGACATTTTCTTTATTCAAGATAGAAATGACTCTAATAATTATCAAGAATGGGAAGTAAACGGCACACCTTCATCTGTTACTAACAGTTATTTCACTTTTCCTGTAACGCTTTTAGCATCAGGTGGAACAGGCACAACAAACTTTGCTAATAATCACAACCTTTCTCTTATTACTCAGAGCGTTGGTGTTCAAGGAGTTACAGGAGCGCAGGGTGCGACAGGTGCGCAGGGAACTCAGGGCTTGCAAGGTGTTCAAGGCACTACTGGAATTCAAGGAACAACTGGAACTCAAGGACTTGTTGGCGCGCAGGGTCAGACTGGCGCACAAGGCATTGAAGGTTTGCAGGGTACTCAAGGAGTTCAAGGTGTAACTGGTTCTCAAGGACAAACTGGATCACAGGGCTTAGACGGTATTCAGGGAACTGTTGGCGCACAAGGTTTGACTGGATCTCAAGGTATTACTGGCACACAGGGAGCAGTAGGTGCGCAGGGCTTAGAAGGTTTGCAAGGAACTCAGGGAACTCAGGGTGTTCAGGGCATTACTGGTAGCCAGGGAACACAAGGCACACAGGGAACACAAGGAACTCAAGGACTTGAGGGTTTGCAAGGTGTTACTGGATCTCAAGGTACTGATGGATTAAATGGTTCTCAAGGTACAAATGGTACTCAAGGCACAAATGGCACTCAGGGTATTACTGGATTGCAGGGCATAACTGGAACTCAAGGTACGCAAGGGCTTGAGGGAATTCAAGGAACAACTGGATCTCAGGGGCTTAATGGAATTCAGGGCATCACTGGTACTCAAGGTTTAACTGGATTACAAGGAACTACTGGTGATACTGGTATTCAGGGAACGCAAGGTACAACTGGTATTCAGGGCGCTACTGGAACTCAAGGAACAACAGGTAGCCAGGGAACTGAAGGTACTCAGGGAGTTCAAGGAGTTCAAGGCACAATTGGTTTGCAAGGATTAACTGGAACTCAAGGAACTTTGGGAACACAGGGAACTACTGGATCACTTCCTACAGTTACATTTAACGCGCAATCAACTGCTTATCAATTGGTTGCAGGAGATGTAAATAAATGGGTGACACAAAGCGGTACAGCAAACATTACTGTTCCTTCAGGAACATTTAGCACTGGACAGGTTATTTATGTACAGCGCACTGGCGCAGGAGCGGTTTCTATTGTGGCAAGCGGTGTTACATTTACATCAAATGGATCTGCAAGCCCAGTGTTGCGCGCTCAATACAGTTCTGCATCAATTCTTTGTACAAGCGCTAACAACTTTACAATTGTTGGAGACATTTCCTAACGCACCCACAACATACCTACATCTGCGGTAGGGCGTAGGTTGGCTATTTTCCAACCGCCGTCAATCCAACGGTCAGATGTAAGTTGATGCCAGGCTAATAATTCATTAGCGTTGTTAGAAAGCATGTTGCCCCACACTTGCGGTTCTTCTAAATGGTTCACAATGTATTGCGCCGCCATTTCTCTGTAGCCCAGGCTAAATAAATAATCTAACTGATCCTCATGTTGGTGCATGGTTTCAAATGTCCATTCAAAACAAATCATGCCCCCATAATGGCGGGTCATGCCTTTCATAACTTGCCACTCTGCACCTTCAACATCAATCTTGATTAGATCAGGATTGCCGTAATTATCTGCCAGGGTATCTATGGTGATTGTGTTTACCTCAATCTCACGGTGAGGCTTGCCCGCGTATGGCATGCGTTCATTTGTTAGCCAATCCTGGTTAAGCGAACTAAGGCCATCTTCATCTGCTTCATAGAACTTTAAGCGCTCGCCATCTTTATCACTGACTGCCATTTTAAGAGGCACAACATCAAGGTTGTAAATAAAGTTACTAACCAACTGCGCATAAACGCGTGGTGCGGCTTCTAGGGCTATTACACGGTATCCCTGAGCCAACCCTGCAAGCACTGCATCACCACGATTAGCCCCAACATCAAATAGAAGCATTGCCTATCCTTTCAAGGTTGTTTTGCACTGCCATTTTGTACCCTGGATCTATGTCCATTGCATTAAGGCGGTTTAGTATTTGGATACTTTCATCTTTGCGCCCAATCCACCAGGCGGCTACTGCCTTTTCAAACAACAATACATAACTGCCTTCATAACCAACATGGACAGGGAGCGGTGAATGGAGATGGTTGTGCAATCCTATGTTTGCCCAGGTGTAACACTCCTGCCACTGCCCTAAACGCTCATGGAACTGCGCAAGCAAGAAATAACCTTCAGGGCGGTATGGCAAATACGCAACAGCCTGCAATAAACAATTGCTTACAGTTGCCTGACGGTCATTTTGATCATCAAAACAATGCGCGGTTTTAAGTAATGACGCATAAACCAGGGTTGGGTGTGACTCAATCCCGTATTCAGCGGTGCGCAAATAGAAAGAAACGGCTGATGCTGTTTGGTTTTGCCTCTCATACTCCACCGCTACATCAAAATTAAGCGCTGGATTAAACGGATCTTTAGATAGTTCTATAACTAATTGCTCAATTCTCATAAGCAAGGGCCTCCATAATTAAATCTTCTACTACTAAACCAGGCACTTCAAGCACAAAAGCCGCGTTATCCTGGAAACCAAATGACACCAAAAGGTTACTTTTGTGAACCGCCGCCCCTACACAGAACTCAACGCGAGCGTCTAAGAATGAGAATTCCTTACTTAGCCCCACCACATTTAGTTCTTGATCCCACACAACTAAACGGTGACGGTAAATTGCATCTTTTTGTTTGAGGTAATTCTTAAATAGATCTACTTCATGGGTAATGGAGATGTACATACTGCCCCACCGTATGACCTGGCTAGAACCGCGTTGATCTTTAGGCGCTGGCTTTGTGTGGCGCACAAATACCTGTTCACACTCACCGCTAATGGGGTTTGCATAAACTAACTCTGTTGGCATTGTCCATTTGATAAAGTGGTAAGGCTTATCTAGGACAGGTATCCAATTTTTCTCACAATAAGAAGTATCAGGGGCAGGGGCTTTAATACGCACACGCCTAACCTCTTTGACTGCCCAATTATCCCAGTCAATCTCAATACGGCTGTACTCCATGCGGCCTACACCGTTGGTTGTTGTATCTCTACGCACACCAACTAGGTAATAATCATCTAGCCACTGCACAACACGGCAATCTTCTTCACCAACAAACTCCCACATGGGCGCAACATCTAGTTCAGATGTGTCCACTTTGGCGTGATGGGTCATTTCAAGATCATCATTAAGGCGGCATAAGTAATTAGTTGTTACTAATCGTTGATCCTTTTCAGGGTGCAGGTATGACAATGGCCCAAAACGGCTAGGGAATTTTTGTTCATTTTCTGCATGGTACAGCGTGTAATTAACATGGCGTAAGTTCACAAGGATTTGGCCTTTATCATCAATAAAAATTGATGGGTTCATTAGCCCAGTGCCGCTAGTTAATCCGTGAGGAATTACTAATGGCGCGAGTTTGCCACCGTGTTGAACTGCCTTCTCTACTAAGTTCATAATCCTTACAATACATGATGTTGCTAAAATCGCTATCATTACCACACGCCTGAAGTACAAGAGGCACATTGAGGGGATACACATGGGTTTGCGTGACCGTATCGCAAGAGCATTAGCCACAAGCAACATTGAAAAAGGCCCTAACCTGCCTGCGGGTGCTACAACAATTGGCACTGATGACCTTATGGCGCAAAGCGGTTTAGCCATGCAACAGACATACGGCAACAATGTCGCACTCCCACGCGCACCATTTAGCGCAACAGTTCCATTTGGCCCAGGCAATCCAATTATTCCTGGTGCGATTAACCCAGTTAATCCACTAACAGGCCGCCCTGAACCGCGCCGTTATGAATACCAGGTTGCTCAGAACATCAACATTGTTCCAACGCGCTTAGTTCCATTCTCAACATTAAGAGACGCTGGCGATAGCATAGACATTTTGCGCCGTTGCATTGAAGTAACTAAATCAAAAATGAATGGCTTAGATTTTGACATTGTTCTTGGTTCAGACGCATCAGAAAAGATTGCGGCTGAGTCAGGTGGAGATCATGTACGCGCTATGGCTAAGGCCCGTGAAAAGTACACAGATGAAATTAACCGCTTGCGTACATTTTGGGAAAACCCTGATAAGGCAAACGGATACACATGGCAGGACTGGATCAACATTGCAATTGAGGACATTCTTGTAATTGATGCGCTTGCTATTTACCCACAGCCAACAGTAGGTGGGGATCTTTACGGTTTTCAAA